CTCGATAGGGCGATCACCCTCAACCCGCAGCTCGGCGATGAGCTCCCGAAATGGGAGATTCTCGCCCCGGGCTGGCTCGAACATCTCGTTGGCCCCCAGCGCAGGAAATACCAGCGCGCCATCGAGACTGTCAAGGGTGACGACTTTCGCAACCGCCTGGTGTTCCACAAGAGCCGCAGCTCGCCACCGACCTACTACGTTGACATGTCCGCCCTGCATAGGACGGACTATAAGAAGCTCATGGAGACTTCCGCATTCCCGAAGACGAATGAACAGCGCATTAGCCGCGATCACAAACCGCGGCTGATAGCTAATCGCCACGAGGAGCCGCAAGCCATGACCGGACCCCATGTCTACGAGGTCACATCGCGCGTCAAGACGCTCTTTTCGATGCGCCCCGCTACCCCCTTCTGCACTTTGCACGGCTATGAGATTTTTGTCTCTTATGCCTCGGGTGTCACAGACTATGAGCTGACCATCTGGAAGGGCTACGTGGACGCTGGAAACCCCGGCTCTGTCTACCTGATTGTATCGGGAGACGATTCCGCCGCTTACATCATTCCCCACCGCGGGGAGGTCAAGAAGTACAGCGCCGACGCCTCTATGTTCGATTCTTGCCAAGGAGGCACGGTACTGGACATAGTGCTCCACTTCATGGTCCGGTTGGGCTTGCCGACGGAGGTTGCCGCGCTTTTACGCACGGCATCCTCCGGCGTCCTCCGCACCGTGGTCCACGCCGGCCCCTACTCTCCCGATGGGATGATCAAGGTTGATCTCAAAGACAACCCGATCCGTTTATCGGGGTCGACCGACACGCATGTCGCAAGCACCGTGGCAGCCGTGCTCCTCAATCTGTCTATGATTGAGCGGGCTCTACGGCAAGGCTCGATGGAGACTCAGCTCCTTCACGACAGCCTGCTGCTCGGTGCAGCTGAGATCGGCTTCGCTATGAAACTCCACGTCTCCGGACCCGAGACAATTTCGGCGGATTTCTTGAAAGGATGGTGGGTCCCCTGCGCCCCCAATGTGTATGAAGGCGTGGGGGTCACATCTCGCTGGACTGTATTCCCCAGCCGCTGGCTGAAGATGGGCAAATTTTGCAACAACCCTGAAATACATGTTCAGAGGTTGCCGCAGCCCGACGCCCGCTTCCCCACGCATTACCGCTATTCATTGGCGGTCATGCTCACCGCCTCCTCGGCCAACTATGCCAGCGCGAGCGACGTCCCTTTGATTGGGGCGTTTGTCCGCGCTTTTGCTGGCTATGCCGAAGGCAACTTCACCAAGCGGTACCAACCAAACACTTACCGCGTCTACAGCCCTGATAGGGCTGACTGGCCCCCTCCGCTTATCCAGGTGTTGCATCACGAGATGCTGCACGAGCGATACTCAGTCCCTCCGGCGGAGTGGGAACGCCTCGACGCGGCGCTTTCCGAAGCCCTCACCGCATCAGCCTCCGGCGGTTTGGCGCAGGGCATCATGGTCAGCGACCCCGTGATATCGGCTCTATGTGCCGATTACGGTGTTGAGTGATCCAATCCCATCCAGGCGCCCGTCATTAAGGGGGGTTGGCAGACGGGCAGGGAGGGATCCCTAGAGGAGGGCAATGAAATTAATTTTACCTGTACATTTCACCTAGTTAGCATAGTTTTAGATGAATGGCACGCGCCGGCAGCAACGCAAGAAGAGACAGGGACGACCAGTCCCTGTTTCGCAACGAGAGAAACAGGCTCAGCTCCTCGCTGATAAACTACGATCGGCGATCCAGTCGAAACGAGACCAACGATCACGAGGACGTACTCCGGTGTCTCGAAGAGATACTCAACAAGCTCGACAGACTGCTAGCCAAATCATCCGCCGAAGAGAAGCCCGGAATAGCGGACCAGTTTCTAAAATCGATGGGACCACTTGGTCCGGCGTTGGAAGGGTTAGCACCTCTAGCCTCCGAGCTCCTAAGCGCGATCCTATGAACCTCTACACTGAGGATTCTGATGGCGTACAAGAGTTCCACTCCACCCTTTCCACCGTCTCGATGAAGGAGATCCGCCAACTTTCAGCGCCAGCCAGTTTTGGCGGCGAATGGGACGGTACCAAACATGAAGAAGCATCTTTTATGAGCAACGGCTCCCATGCCATCAAAGCCAAAGGCACTATGTTCTTAGGCTCAGTTGACGTGGATACTCACCAAACTCTGACCGGACAGCTCGCCCAAGGCGGCATCTTCCCTATTGCGCCCAGCGCTCTCGGGGGGAGGCTCTCCGCTCTGGCCAAGCTCTACCAGATGCATGTTGGGCGCCGATTCGTTTGGCATTATGTCCCAACGGTCCCCACCGATACGCCGGGTTCTATAGCGATATATTACCACGGCGATGACGCGCTTGACCTCGCCCCGTTGGGGGTGGCGGGTTTGCGCATGGCAGCTACGCACTCTAGTTTCCGATCCACGGCCGTATGGTCACCTGTCGAGGCACCTATTGACCCGGACGACACCCTCAAGAAGTTCTATGACGAGAGCTCTTCGGAGTTCCGGTTTTCCATTCAGGGTGCACTGTATGTTATGCTGGCCTCGGCTTTTGCCCCAGCTAATCAGATGACGCTCGGCAACATCTTCCTTGAATACGAGGTCGACTTTATGGACCCCTTTCTTGATGATGTTGTGGAGAATACCACAGGCTGGGCCACCAATCTCACCGCAGGCACAAGCGCCGTAGTAGCTGGCGAGCCTGTCGCGGCCATACTTAGTGGTACGGATGCCCTCGCACTTTCCACTCTAAACCTCCCCACAGGCCTTACAGCATCCGACATGGCAGACTATGTCTTTGTCATGACTGTGGACAACAGCACATACGACGGCAATTTTAAGGCCGCGCCGTCTGCCGTAGGGCCAGACTACTCATCCATAGGTTCCGGCATGTATGTCAGGGCCTTTTGGCATAGCTCAGGCACAGTGTACGCTATGTTCTTTGCGAATATGGCGGCCGCTTCAAACTTCGTGTTCGACGCAAATATCCCCATTAACACGCAGGTGGCCGTGACCGATCAGTTGGTTTACGGAGCTGCCGGTGTCAAGACCGGGGTGCTTGTGCTCGTAGGCCACGGCTGGGGCATCACCAATTCTTAGATAGAACCAATAGATACAGAGCAAACAAACAAAAACAGAAAAACACACTAGCGGGCCCCCTCCGGGCACATGGCGACAAAGTTCGGC